AGAAAGAATCCTTTTCGTGAATATGAACAAACTTGATAATCACTCCACTGGTGCGGAGGATAATAAAACCGCACAAGGACAAAGCGAGACAGAAATGGATTTGTCTTTTGAGATAGAAACCAAAAAGCTAACCGTAGCGAACAAACTACAGGACAAAGAGATAATGGCGCAGTATGGATTATACCAGGATATATTTAAGGACATGGATGTTTATTTCTGCCTCGCCCCAGCGTTTTCAGGGAAAACATTTTGGATCAACGGGGGTGAAGTGAGGAAGCTTTACTACATATATGATGCAGACGAATTGATTTATAATAGTGCAGTTCGCTGGTATAATGGTGATGAAGTTAGGCTACATAACGATTATAAGAACACGCCGTTTGACGAAATCATCCCGGATATGTGTGGTCAACAGATGCGTAAACCGGAGAACTGGGACGTGTTAGTGGCGAGCCTTGTGCATGACTCGACCTTGAGCAGTTCAACACCAATGATTGTACTTTCTTCGCACTTTACATGCGCAACAGCAGGGTTTTACAGGTTCCTCGGCGCAAAGGAGGTAAGCTATGTGGTCCCGGCTGCTTTCAGGACGCTAACCTGGCTGTTTGAGCATGGCACAGCACGCGAAGACAAGTATGTGGACCATGACGTGCGCAATAAGCTGCACCATACGGTTCTGGGCTGGGCGGAGGAAGACATGTCTGATGTGTATGAATATTTTCCTAAATATATAGACGCACTCGTAAAGAAAGGTGTAACGGTTGAGCGGGGGCCACGGGATCTGGCAGAGGCCGTTCCCAGTAACAACAAATCTGCACCGCTTGCATGTGATAACAGGCCGGTGGTCGTAACTTTTGAGGTAGTCAAAAATTCTGCCGGGGTTGAAGTTGCTAGGGCAGCAATTAATGCGGGAGCAGAGAGAAATGCTGTGGAGCTTGCCGGTAGTGCAATAGAGTCAACTTCTGAAGATGCCCGAGCCACAATGGGATCAGGTAGCTTCGAGGCCTGCACACAGTATAGTTCCACACATCGCGGGCGGCTGATCGGTGAACCACCAAAATCGGCAGCAGATAGCTTACAGCCAGGGACTACGCCCAGCGTCCACGACGACGGTGAGGTGGGGGTCGGTACAAATGCTGACACAGGTCCAGAACAGGCTAAGTTAGATGGGGGCCAGGGTTATATTAATAGGTCTGAAAAAGTGGCTGGTGAAGGAATTAAGCCTAGTGCTGAAGCAAACGGTAATGAACCAGGGGACTCTGGAGCCACTGCAGGGGGTGAGAGTTTGGGTGAAGAATCAAGTGCTAAAGCTGAGAAGGTTTTTTCAGCAGCCGGGCTTACTATACCTGGCGACGCTTCGCGAGATATACAGGATGGTGACAGGCCCGTGTATTTCGACAAAAAGCGCCTGGCTGCGCTGTTTGGCGAATTACCACCGGTTGAACTTCATCAACCGGCCTACTCCACGTATGAAGAAGTGTACCCAGACACGGGTTCGCAGACCAGTCCAACGTCTACAGTGGAATATATGGGTCATCTGTTTCCTGAGAACGATAGTGAAATGATTAATGTTGCTGAAGGCTACGATAATGAGGATGAATGGTATGAGATGGTGAAAATCAAAGCTGGCACTGCTGAAATACCTGAAATCGATTGGCTGCATCAAGCACAACGCTGGGTGCAGCAGGGCTTCGTCAATAGTAGCGCAGAGATGCCGCCGATTGCTGACGCAACAGCAGCGAGGGAATGGTGTGCAGAGCATCACCCTGCCTTCTTGTCCTTTGTGGCTGAAAAAGCAGTGCATATGATGGAGCCAGAGTATATAAATTGGTTGCGCACCAGGTGGGAGGAGAAGGAGATACCAACTATAGTGTACTGGGGGTTTTTACCACCAAACGCTCTCTCTAAACTTCCGCGGAAGGAGGAAGCTGCGATATCAGGTTATGATGCCTGGGTTGATTGGCTCACTCTGGTTGAGGACCATCAGGGCAAATTCAACGTTCATCTCGCTCAAGAGGCATATGTTGCCCTAAAAAACACTCAGAGTGATGGAGTCAAAGCACTCGGTCACAGGTGGCAGTTTGCACACACTACGGCCGCAAAAAAAGCTAATATTACACTCACAGCGCTCTTAAACCGTGTGAGGACGGAAAGCTCCGACAGTATGAAGGTTGTAATTGCTTCACTGCTGGGGTTTCACGGCCCGAAATATACTGAGAGGCGGATACAGGGGAATAGCTTTGTAGTATGCATAATACTGTGGATACTGGGTAATACATTGCATACGGACCTGTATTTGCAGGTCATTGGCACAGGAATCTTCTCGGTGCAGCGCGATAACTGGGCTGAGGTTGCGAAGAAAATGCACGAGCTGGTGCACTCGTCGATGACCTTTCTCGGCAGGAGGCTCACCCCCGACGAGGCTTCACAACTCATGTATTTCGATATATTATATGGCCGGTCTGGCGCAACTCCAGACTGGAACGAAGCCAGAGAAGCTCGACAAAAAATACCTAAGGCTAAAGTCGCATTTAATGCAAACAAGCAAAAATGGCTAAAAAGTGAGTGGGAGAGCGTACGAAATGCTAAACTATTCGAGATTATTGGTCCTGCGGTTGCTAAGGCTGCTAAAAAAGGGATACCTTCTCTGCGCCAATGGGTTGCTGACCGCTACAAATATGGCGCTGGTGGGACTGCTTCAGGGCTGCCAGTGCGATACAAGACGAACCGCGTTGGTGATGTTTTCAGTGATACTTTTATCTTCTCCGCCAAAGACATGGACGAGAAGATGAACTGGCTTAAGAAGGGCATCCTCGAGCATGATGATATCCTACGTTGGATGGAGGACAGGATGTGTGGCTATGATACTGGCATGAGTGACGAAATGGCGGCGCGTGTAAAAATGGCTGTCGGTGACTTGCCTGACATCTATAATATTGTGGCGGCAGCCGGAAAGCCTGAGGAGTTGGGTGACAAGGTGCGGGAACTTTATGCCTCATATATGGCTGATTATCTGCTCCAGAATTATGTATTAAGCACTTTTGAAAAACTAATCGACCATCCAGAGGTTGACCTAGGCTCAGCAGACGAGGGTCAAATCACACGCGACTTAGAAATAATTAGCGAAAATGGTAAAGATTTTAAGCTTTGCTGGGACTACGCCGATTTCAATGCCCAGCATACTGGAGACGACATGGAAGCGTTTTTCCAAGCTGTTGCGGCTTCAGGTCGCGACTACGGCGCGCCAAAGGAGTTTATAAAAGTGGCTAGGTGGATTGGAAAATCAATGCACAACACGTTGATTATATTCCCAGATGCATCTGTTGAACCAGTGATGGTGCATCACACTCTCATGTCCGGTTGGCGTGCGACGACAATACTTAATACAGTGCTTAACGCGTGTTACCTCGAGGCGGTTGAACACTCATACCATACACTGTATGCGATAAAGAAGCCGTTGTTAAAGTTTAGGAAGGCTAACGGCGATGATGTCATCGCACGGGTTGATAGCTGGGGCTCAGGATATGCCTTTTTAGACTTGGCCGAAAGGACCGGACTGGAAGGCAAGTTAATTAAGCAGCGACTTGATCAAACAGACGGCGAGTATCTGCGCGTATCTTACTTCAAAAACACTGAAGCCAGGACCAGTCTATGCCGAGGTCTATCAACCTTGGTCACTGGCAATTGGATTGGTACTGGCCATTCTGACCTAATAGGGATGAAGGAGCAGATTGCAGAGCAACTGTCACTGATGAAGCGACGTGGGCTGTCTGCGCCGACGTCTTGGCTATGCGAGAAAATCTTGCGCCGCAGAAATTTAGTGATCATCGGTCATAATAGTCTGGCTAAGGGCGGTATAGTATTCGCACCAAGTGGGACGGGGAAATCCACCTTTGTCAATGAAAACCGTGGGCAATTCGGAGATATCACTCTCGTTGACGGCGATAAATATATCGACTGGGAGGCTGCAATGCGTGATAGGCATACCATGAGCGAAGCAGCGAACCTCATAAAGGCGTGGCAAGACTTTGCTCGTGAAGCCAAATTCATTATACTAGTGCATCCTGTGGCAGTCGCACTTGGTCTGGAGAGCGTGCCGCAGATTGTGTGCATCCCATCAACTCGCACATTGACGCGCAATTTGGGTGTAAGGAAAAAACAGACACGCCACACCAGCTCCCTTGATTCAAAAGGGCTTAGGCAATCCGCATACGAATTCGCTATGCTGAGAGGACTTAATATAGTAGGTACGCTATATGACGCGTGTAATGCTGTCGGCCAACAACTGGACGATTCGTATAGGCTGTATTTGCGCATGCCGGACTGGCTGCATAGAGTCAGCAAAGCCAGCGGAGGCTGGGGTACGGCAGGAACCATGCTGTTGCGAGATGACCTGCCCGAATATCCAGGCATCACAAAATACGAGCCTCGCCTAAATGAAGAGGCTCCGACGGATATGTCGTCACTCGAAGTTGATGGGCTGAGGCGTGAAGTCTTCGGTAAGGGGTACGGCATTATTAAGAATGATGAGCTGGCAGCCAAACTTGCAACGGCCAACTACATGAGCAGCTTAAACAACAGTCTAACCAGCAAACTTAGCGCGGAAAACGTACTGAAAGCTGTAGACTGGTGGCGAGCAATTGCGCAGACCAAGCCGAAGGTGGAGCAGCGGGAGTACCGGCCGCTAAACGAGAATGCCGAAATGTTGCTCGAAGCGGCCTTGCTCCGACTAGAGGAAGCTGCAGACACAGGCCAGCTAAAAACAGCCAACTACATAACTGATGAGTTGGCTAAGGGGCAGAGGTATACGCGCTATACCGGACATATAGTCAAGATCGGGGGTGGCCAGGAAGCGAAAATTGTGGAGCTTGCCGACCTGGATGCTAGGCTGTTCGGGTTGAACAATGCAATGCTAGAGCAACTGGTCAATAATCAGTGGGCGGACCAAATGGCGACCGCAGATCTACCAGCCAACTGGAAGCCGGAGGTCCGTAATATTGCAATGGAGGTGTACCGTTATGCCTACGGCCCACCAAGAACAATTGACGCTTATAATTATACCGTATCATCAATGATGGCCTGGTTGAACAACAGCATAATTGCCAGTGACCGATTAAAATTACTAACAAGGTACTAACAGGAAAAACAGAAAACTGTATAACAGAATCACGAGTCTCAAACCTGCAGCAAAAAAGCAGGGCACACTAAAAAG